GCTTGGCGTTTGCCTTTGCCCAGTTCGGTACTGTCGGATCAGATTCGGCAAAAGTGACATCGCCTGTTTGACCATTCCAAGATGACACGCCTGCTTCGATGCCCAAATCTTCTGTGGTCTTGTCACCGACCAGTGTAACACCGTTGATGCTTGGCTTGTTGGTCAGTTCCTCATAGTCTGTCGATCCACCGAAATGCACAAGATCGGACACATCCAGATTCACCGCATTCCGATCATCCAGATGCATCGGCACAAGACCATCATCTTCTGGATGGATATTTGCGGTCACACCGTCCGTTGCCTGTAATACGCTATCATCAGATGCCGTTGTAAGCCTTATATTTTCGTTTTCAGACGGTTTTAGGTTAATTGCCATACTCTATCACCTTATCTAACAGGTTGCGTTCTACGGCAATTTCTGCCCTCTTGGTTGCACCACGCTTGCCCTGTGCATCTATCCAGTTCACTTGCACGCCCACCGTCTTGGTGTAATCGAATGATGCGGATTCTGTCTGCGTCAGTGTCAGTGACACCTTGGTGTTTGTGACCTGCCCCACGGTTTCGGTTGTAACGGTCAGATCGTCACCGTGCTTGGTGATCTCGTTGATGCCCTGTTCAAGTGTGGCATAGACATCATAAGATGAAAGGTCAAGCCTTTCTACCGTCAAGTCAATCGTTGGTGTAGTAAAATTTATCATTGTTATTCTCCAATACCTGTAGTTTCATTACGATATGGTGATAGTGCCATCTCCTGTGATTATGAACCCATAGTCGGAATTGTAGGTTATTGCGCCTGTTGTTGTGATTGTCGGAGTAGTCCCAAGCCACCGCATACCACCATTTGCCAAACCTTTGTACATCGTCACAGGATAGACCCCTTGGTTGTTCTTGCTTACATAAAGAACGGCAAGTCCACTCTGTCCTTCCATATCTATAGGTACAGGCAAGATGACCGAGTCTGTAGATGTGCTTACGGTTACTGTTACATTCGCCGTAGTGTAATCACCACCACCACCACCGCTTGACAATTTCCTCGCAATAGCAATGTCATATAAGTTCATACGAACACCCCCTACTGCAATTCTACCCAAGTGCTTGCGTCCTCATTGAATACATAGATTTTCCCTGTGTTCATCTCAAGACACATCGATCCATTCTGTATGCCTGTGGTAGGCTTGGTGTCCGTTGAAAGGCATACCGCTTCAATATAGTTGTCCTTGTTGTCATACGTTTTTTCTGTAATCGTGCTGAACATATCCTTTTCCTTTCTACTCCGTTGTTTTCAAATCCGATGCTTCTGCATATAACTTCTTGATCTCACCATTCCCATCAAGGGCACGGTATCCTGCATACAGGTTGTCTATGATGCGCCAATCATCTGCAAGGCGTACATCTGCGTGAAGCCAATCACGCAGTAGTATGCCCAGACGATCTTCACACAGTGCCCTTATAGCAATCTGTTCTGGACTTTCTTTTTTCTTATCGTGGCGTTCGATCAGATACTTTACGAATTCGATCAACGCATTTGATCCCAGTACCGCTATGATGATTTCTGTCAGTGTTGTCATTTCTTATCCCCTGTGTACCTTATGATCACCTTTGCCGTGTAGTTGGTATAATCCCTCACGGCTATGTCTTTGTCGCTATGCCAATTGCTACTGTCGGCAACTTTGCCATTGCCCATATAGTAAAAAGTATGCTTGTAGTTCTTGCCATCAAACTTGGCACAGTGGTCACCTGCTTTCCATTTGGATTTCGGAATGCCACTGGTGTTTCGGATCACCTCAAGTTCCTTGATGCCCACATACTTCTGTGCCAGTGCCAGTGCTTCTGCATCCGTCTTTGCGTACAGTATCTTTTCATACGTTTCACTTGAGATCATACCGCACCAACACTTGTTGCCCAGACCGCCACCGTGATGCCATACCGCAGATGCAAAGCCGATGCAGTTCCATCCGTGGTACTCGCCTTTCGGGTAGTTCTTGCAGATCGGACAGTAGTGCGTCTTCACATTCTTTGTCCACAACTTGTAATGGTATGAATTGTCATTAGCGATCTTTTTGGCAAAGGCATTCGCATCATCCGCCCAAGTATTCTTGGCGTACTTTTTGATGATCTCCTTGGCTTTCTTTCGGCACTCTGCACCGAATATGCCATCCACCTCTAATCCGTACTGCGTCTGGAAACGCTTGATGGCGTTCACGGTCTTGTTGGCGCATTTTTTATTCTCTGGATGTAAATCTGCATTGATGCACCAGTTCAGAAAAGTCTTGAGATGTTTCAGATCACTTCCTGTTGTACCGTACTGCACAGTGCCTACAGGCAGACCGTTTTCATACGGTGCGTTTGGCACATATGCTTTTTCACTGGCAGGTAATTTGCCCGACCATACTTTCAACACATCGTTTCGCATATTGTCTTCGTAGGCGATCCATCCGTTACGCAGTTTGGAATTGGAATACGAATCCTTGATGTACACCCAGTGCTTGCCGTTTTCGTACTTGTATTTTGTACCACATACAAAATGCCCAGATGATGTCCAGTGTACACCCTTTGAGCCACCTGCCTTACTACCCATAAGAAAAACCGCCACACGGTTGCCCTTTGCAAGTTCCGTCCATAGCGGTTTCATAGTCTGATGTTCCTGTACTTCGGTCAAGCCATAGTGCTTCATCATCACTGGTATGCCCGACCAATATGTGCCGTTTCCGTTCGGATCAGCAAACTGTCGGCAGAATCGCAGTATGGTCTTTGGCGTTGCTTTTGCGTACTTGTCGGTTTCGATGATGATGTTGCATATGCTCACCTCGCCACACCCACAGTTACGCAAGCAATACGGTGCTTTCGGGTAACCAAGGTTGCCCCACCGTTTATCGGTCTGCATATACTTATTCATCTTCATCCTCGTCTATGTACTCAAGGTTAGTGGTGTCTATCTCTATCGGCTTGTTATACTCTTTGGCAAGTATGACAACCAGTGCGCCCAGAAGCGTATCCAGTGCGGTCAGTGTAGCCGTGATCTGCTCACTGTGTGGCACGTTCCAGATGGTACACATAGCACCCACGAAAGCAAAAAGCGGTACTGCAATAAGTGATATTAACTTGATAATGTCGTATGTTCTGTTGTCCATTCTGTTCCTTTCTACGCTATGCGTATGAATGCCGTGTGCCAATTAACTGACAATGCACTTGTACTATTTTGGTAGCAATCAAGTGTGTAGTTGGTTATCGCTGACGGTTTAACTATAGCAACTGATTGTATTCTTGTACGGAAACCGCTTACTGCGGATACCTGCGTCAATGAAGCATTAATAATGCTCGACCCATCGTACCACACAACCGCCCTTGTGCCTGTGCCATTTACAGGGAAATCAGCCGTGCCGACAAGAATGAAAGTACCTGCTGAAAGTTGTATCGGACCACTCAAAGCCACAAACGATGTGCCACTATTTATGGTTTTAGTGTCATTGTAACTGCTTGATGCACCGATGTAGTTTGTGTGCCCCTCTGCATAAATGTGCCCCGATACTTTGGTGTCACCCGACCACCCTACCGTGAGTGCATTTGACCTTGCGTTTCCTGCTGTGCCATTTCCGACAATGACCGCATATGTGTCATTGGCATCTTCAACATTGTATTTGCCAAGTGCCGTTTGGCTACCCGATGATGCGATTGTGCCTGTGTTCTGTGCGTGTGAAGCACCTGCACTTGCGATGGACAAATATCCCTCTGCGTGTGATCCCCAACCGCCACTCGATGTTGTTCCACGCCCCTCTGCGTGTGATCCATATGTACTACTTGCGGTTGTTCCTATCCCCTCTGCGTGTGCGTGGTTTCCACTCGCAAAGCATTGATACCCTTCTGCGTGTGCTGAAGAACCGCTTGCAGTTGTGTCGCTCCCCTCTGCGTGTGCTGAATATCCGCTTGAGGTTGTGCCGTTCCCCTCTGCGTGTGAGTACATACCGCTTGCAATGTTTTCATATCCCTCTGCAAAAGACATTAGTGCGACATCACCGTTGCCCCTTATACCAAAAGTAAACGCTTTCAGCCTATCATCAGCAGACGGATATGTTGCAACAAATGTAGTTCCCGATGCGTACCCACCGTTAATGCTGAAATAATCGACACCTTTTACAATGCCACTTGTGACTTCTGTGCCATTTACCTTTACGGAATAGTTTGTGGTAGTAGACAGGACGGACAGGTTGAAATTTAGGTAGCCACTACTTGTGCTTGTGAATGCTTCGGTTATCGTGAATGTGCCATTAGTACCACGCAAATCGGATATATACGCATAGGTATTTCCGTCTTTATCAACCATTTGAAATGAATGATAATCCATTTCAATGTGTGTTTTTCCTGTTTCACCTATGGTTGCCCCTGTCGCACCGAATGTTGCTAACTCTGTTAGACCGTCACGCGCGGCTATGCCGTTCGACCTTGCAAGCAGGTTGCCACCACTCTGGTAGTTCGGATCACTCGGATCAGTGAATTCATCCTGTGGCACTTCTGTGATGTGTGCCCCTGTGTCAGTGCCTGTGCCTGTAAACCAGAAATACTGATTGGTGTTTGATGCGATCCGTCCGACCTCTACGATCTGCTTTTCATTCTCCTTAATCTTGGTGCTGATCGGTGCGGTTGTGGCTTCATAATCTGCGATTTGTGTTGCTCTTATGGATTCCACCGTAGTAGCCAGACCGCCATCGTATATGTGTGTCACACTGTGGCACGGCACGATGTACACGCTACCGTCTATGTCTGTGACGGATAGCACATCGTTGCCCTCTAATCTTGGATCGCCTTTCGACAGATCGATGGTTGCAGGTCTGTAGGAATACCCCACCAGATTCGGCTCAAGTTCATCATCGAATAAATCCTGTGTAACATAGTCATTGTCAATTTCAAGTGTGATAGTGCCACTGGATGCAATGATCACATCCTCAACGGTGACCTGTATGCCTGTGACCGTGAAATCCTGTTCTTCGACATCTGGCAGTTCCCTCATCCTGTCGGTATCCACAGACAGTGTTGTGGTGGCATCGTACAGATGCACGCCTATACTGCCATCCGCTTCATCGATGACATAACCGCCTACTACAGACGCAAGGATTTGAAGCACTTGGTAGCAGGTCAGACCTGCAAGTGATTTGGTGATTTCCAGTGTACTGTCTACGCTTGCAGGTAGTGCCACATTCACGCCTGTAGCCGATGATAGTGCATTCTTGATGTTGGCAAGCGTCTGCGTTGTACTCATAGCCAGAATATCGCCTGTTTTAGACACGCTATGCCCATATGCGGTGATCTCGGTCTGGTAGTGCGTTTTCTTGACCTCTGTGGCGGTGAAATAGCCTAGTGTGATGTACTCATATGCACCGTTCACCATTAAGCCGATTTCAACCTTGATGTCTTCATTCTTGACCTGTGTGGTCAGATTCTTGATGGTTGCATTGAACACGCTTGACATCACTGCACCGATGTCAAACTCCGCACCACCGCAAGACCCCTTGGTTAGTTCCCACGCCTGTAGGTCACCGTCCAGTTCCGTACCGTTCACGGTCAATCTGGATGTGAATTGCCTGTCATCGCTTGCAATGACTGTGGCGAAATTTGCACTTGCACTTATCATATCTGCTCCTTACTGCTCGATGACCGACACGCTTGCGTTCTTGTAGTAAATCCCACTACTGCCATCTTTCTTAATGGTGTTTATAATCTCGCCTTGTATCTCACTGCGGTATGCAGTGATTGCAACATTGGTTGCATTTGCCAGTGTCAGACCATAGCCGAATTTAAAAAAGCCTGTGGTCAGTGCATCACGGATGTCGGACATCTGGCTACTTGTTAATATGCCCCACTGAATCACATATGTCTTCTTTGTGGCAAGCGATTCACCGATCATCTTTGCATTGCTACCTGCCGTTCTGCCTGTGTCCTCTGACCATATCTGCTCATCAGACCGTTTCAGCGAAATCGGTGATGGTAACTTATTCCCAGATATAAAGGCATTACTCTGGGATGTCCAGTCTGCCTTTGAGCAAGCATATAAATCTATTGCCATATGTCACCTCACACTATCAGTTCTAATTTGCCTGTTGACATCGTATTCTGGTTGATGCGCTTTACTGTATTGTTTTTAATTTTTTCACCGTCAAGATATACATCCGTATCCTTGTTGTTGATCGCAACCAGTATCTGCGACAGAAGCGCAACTACCTGTGCGTTGCTACCCTCTGCTACCATCCGTGCCATTGCTTCAAGTTTGCTTTCTGGTGCGATGTACTCTGGCTCACGCTTGTTATCACCTACGATAGCCAGTTGTGGCGAATTCGCTTTGACATAACCGCCCTGTGCAAATGTCGGTAGGTTTTCTTTGAATAGCGTTCTAACAAGTTCACTTTTCTGGCGTGCGTTATTGACTGCGGTGGCAATCCTGTTCCAAGCACTTGTCAGTAGGTTTTTTAATCCTAATGTGATGGTTGCGGATTTATCTTTCAGACTGTTCCAAATGTCTTTGATTTTCTTCCAAGCACCTGTAACCTTATCGCTTATGCTTAACTTTAAGGTAGCGGTTTTATCCTTAAATTTAGAAAGTACATTCTTCCACTTTTCTTTGATGTCTTTCCACTTACTGGAAAACTTGTCTTTGATCTTTAATGTTAGTTCTTTTGCCTTGCTCTTGAAGCCATCCCACTTCTTTTTCAGATCGGTTAACTTTTCATATGCGGTTTTCAGATTCTTGGCAAGCGTTTCAAGCGTTTTCACGGCTATGTTGCCAAGCCATTTGAATACAGGTTTTAGGATATTTTCCCACAGTGGTTTCAGTGCTTCTGCAAGCCATTTCAATGCAAGTACGATTATGTCAATGGCACTCGCAAGCGCATCAACGGCAGGTGGCAACAGTTTGTTAAGAAGCCATTCCCCAAGCGGTTTGATGACATTATCCCACGCCCATTTACCTGCATCCTTGATGACATTGAATAAACTGGTCAATGCCGATTTGAGATGGTCAAGCGCATCTACCAGTGGTTGCGGTAGCGTGATGTTTTTCAACCGTTCAAGCGCATCTGCCAGTGCATTGGTATCTTCGGCAGTGCCACTGATGTCACCCAGACCACTGCCACCGACACCACTGCTACCTGTTGTGCCTGTGTTTGAATCCTGTTTTGTTAGTTTCGTGATCTGATCGAATCCCATCAGTTCACGCTTGAGTGCCTGCACCTGCTTCTTTGCGCCTTTGGCATTGTTGCCGACATTTGCCGTGGCATCGCCTACGCCACCGATTGCTTTGGATGCGTCTTCTGCGTCTTCTTGTGTGGACTTGCCTACTATTTCCTTGACCGCACCGATGCCCCTTTTCAGTACACTGCCAATACTGCTTAACCACTGGAATAATGTCCGTATCGCATTTGAAAGTGCCTGTATAGCAGGTATGATCACATTGTTTAGCGCATTGGTCAGCACTGGCAGTACATATTCTGCAAGCGTATTGGCAATACCTCTGAATGCCATCCGCACATCATATAATGCGTCCTTGAAGCGTGCCGAATTCTGCACTGCGGTATCGGACATCAGCCCGCCTATCTCGGTAAGCCTATTCCGCAACCGTGCCATATCTTCTGTGGTTAGATTCAGCACCGCACCCAGTTCGGTAGCACCTCGACCAAGCAACTGACCTGCCAGATATGTTCTGCGTGTCTTGTCTTCTACGCCCTGTAATGCATAGATGACACGCTCAAACAGTTTTTCTTGTGACATCCCCATTGCTTCTTCTTGAGTGATGCCCAATTCAGCCAGTGCGTCTTTCCCAGTTTCAACCGATGATGCAAGTGTCTTCATCGCCACGGTCATACTGTCTATTGACGCACCGTTTCTTGCCATTATGTATCCCCACTCTTGGTATGCTCTGTTGCTCATACCAAGTTTCTGGGATGTCTTGTCAATGGTGTCACCCAGTGTTGCGGTCTGGTTGATCAGTTTCGTAATGCCTGTAGCGATTGCCGTGACCGTCAGTGCCTTGGCTATCTTGTTACCGATCTGGCTTGTCTGCTTTTCCAGATTTGACAAGCCTTTTTTATACGGCTTGTCATCCAGTTTCGCTTCAAAAAAAATATCGCCTGCGTGAGTAGCCATAGATTTCCCCTTTCTAAAGATCGGTTACCTTGCCTATCTCATCGTGGCGGTTGCTCGTTATCTTTACCTTTACGATATACCCACACCGTGGGCACTTTATTTCGATGTTTCCATATTCTATCTTTAACAGGGATTTACCGCACTTTTCACATTTCAGTGTTTTCATTTTTGACACCTGCCAATCTTATGAAAGCCTGTCTGAATTGCTCCATAGCGTTTGCACATTCTTCTGGTGATCTTTCCTTTGCGATCTTCTTGCGGTATTCACTGCGTATGCGCTTTTCTTCTTTTGAAAAGTGCTTCAAGGCTTCTGGGTCATTCTCCGCTCGAATGCTGACGATGCGTCCAAGCGGAGTATCACCAGAAAGACCGTTTAACAAGTATGAGAATTCTCGCCAACTCATACTGCTTAAATCCCTTGCCAGACGGATGCCGTACTGCGTCTGGAAACTTGCGACAATCAGATTCCAATCGTCATCTAAATCGTAGTACGGCTCACTGCTCTCGGTGTTTATCCTCGTCTGGGTCATTGCCAAGGGCAAGGTCTACGATGGTTTCGGTCAGTTTCATATAGTCATCGATTTTCAGATCAAGACTTTTCAGTGTCTTCTTGTCTTTTTCGGACAGAAGCAGATCGATGGCAGATATAGCACCTTTGTACTGGCTTTCCGTCTGCACGATGTCCAGTAGTTTCAGCACGGTTTCTGCGTCTGACTTGACCGTGATGATCTTGCCCTTGATTTCTATCTGTGGGTCATCTTTAAAGTTCAGTTTATCGGTTAAACTGTAGATCATACTGCCCCTCTCTTTCATTTAATTAGGATGGTGTGACAACCGTTGGTTTGCCGTTGCTCATCACTTCAAACTCAAGTGGCGCAACATTCGTAGAATCGCCACCCATATTGTTGGTGATGTTGATCACGGCATCTCCGAATGTGACCACTGTTCCGTCTGGGAATGTCCACTGGAAACCTGCCTGTGCGCTCTGCCCATTGTTGAATGTCAGACCTGCAACAAAATCATTCCCAGTGTCACCGATGTGGCGTTTGCCAGATATGGTGATCGTGACGCTCTTGGCGGTCATTAACCTGCGTACCCATCCCTCGCTTTCAAACGGATGCCATTCCTCAACACCATTGTCTATCGCAACCTCAAATGTTTCAAGGTCAGCGATGGTGACATAGGATGGTGTGCTTGTAAGCGATTTGTCGATCTTAAACTGGTTTTCCCATACTGGAAAAACTCCGCTTGATACGCTCATTCGTTATCCTCGCTTTCTGATTTTCGATAATAAACAACACCAGATATGACATACTCATATACACCATTGGCATCCGTGCCCAGAAAAACTGGCTCGGAGTAGTTAAGGTCAAGGTACTGTACATACAGTGTGCCCATCGTGGTGTTGACAATGTAACGGATACTTTCATACAGGGATCGTGCTACCTGCTCGGTATCTTTCAGATTCTTTGTGCCGTGATACAGAATCCTTATCCCCATTATGTCATAAGATGAATTTCTACCAACCGCTTCGACACGCCTTGTGTAGCCATCACCATAAACACAGATGGCTTGCTCCTTGGCGTTCTCAAGTTTGCCGATTGTGTAGTAATTCGCAATGTCTAGTGTTTTTAGATA